GCTAATGTTGCATTTATTAATTATTTGGATTCTTAACATATTATAAAATCATAAACTTATGATCTTGTATTGAAATATTGTCGAAATCAAATAAATTGGGCTCAGGATTTTAAGAATTCAATTATGGTAGCATATCATAGTTAAAAACAGACCATAATGAATGCTATTAACAATATACCAGGATGTTTTATTTTTACAGCGGGAGCAGCTTTAATAGGCTCTACTGCTTATTTATTATATAATTATTTTAAATCATCGTCTCAACCACAAAGTCACGAAGGTAATATTAAAGCCCGGAGACGAAGAATATTAAGAAAATTGGGAAAGAAAGATCCTGTGATTAATGCCACTGAACACTCATATGATTGTACAAATCGCGATATAGAGAGAATGGTTAGACACGCATATGTTTATTTACAGATGGAAGTACAAACTGGTGATAATATATGGGTAAATGCTCATTTAAGTGGTATGGCTTTTAATGTAACATCTAATATTTTTATAATGCCTTATCATTACTGGTATCGTTTCGATTATTGTAATAAATTATATAGTGAGCAAAAATTAGTTTCTCGATTACGCGTTTCATGGAGTGCAAAAGAACAATCATGTATTTATTTTGATTCCATACATGTTTTACATTTTAAATATGATCATGCTGCTGATATTGTTTATATGCGTTTTAAGAATTTTAATTGTGGACGTGATCTACGTAAATTTATCGTTTCTGAAGATGATGAACCAAATTTAGTTACATCATATTTATATGGTTATCGACCTCGTGGTGAACCAGATTTTGCTCAAACTGAAATACTACAAGTGGGTAAAGTTTCAAGTGTTGAAATGAAATATAAAACATCTGAAAAGAATGATGTAATTACTGGTGAAATTATACCCAGTGAAGAAATATATTATAAATATTGTTTTCAATACGATGATTGTTTAACTGGTCCCGGTGATTGTTCTATGTTACTGATGCATTCTGACTCACGTGTCATGCCAAAAATTTATGGTATACACACTGCTGGAAATCAATATTTACACACCGGTATATCTGCTCCTTTATATAGAGAAGATATCGAGGAGGCTATTGAACATTTTGGAAAAACAGAACGTGTTATCTCTCTGGAAGTTGATACTACGTATATCGATTTACAATCGGATTTAAGTGAAACGGCAAATGTTTATCAAGAAGAAGGTTTTAACGTTGTAGGAAACACATCAGTTATAAACGTTAATGGAAAAAATCGTCGCATACGAGCATCAATACCTTCAAAAAAACAAAGTACAACCATCTGTAGTACATGATATAATGGAAGAAGATTTTGGTCCTTCAACCGTAGCGCCTACACGTTTATCAAAATTTAAAAATTCAAACGGTGAAATAGTCTCACCATTTTTTAATGCATTTAAAAAACTTGGTCACACTACAAGATGTATACCACAAAAGATGCATGATGATATAGTTGAACATTGTGCTCAATCAATATTGAGTTGGTCGTCTGAATGGAATAAAACAAATGCACGTTTACTAACTTGGGATGAAGCTATTAATGGATTTGGAAATTTGAAAGGTTTGGATTTATCTACATCAAGTGGATTTCCTTTCACTATGGTTTCAAATAATAAACGTCGATGGTTTGAATTTGTTGATAATAAATATGTAATGAAACCAGAATTATTCAATATAGTAAATACATATGTTGATAAATTAAAACAAGGACTAGTACCGCCAATTTATTTCGTGGATACGTTGAAAGATGAATTGCGACCATTGGAAAAGGTTGAGTTAGGGAAAACGCGTTTATTTCAAGTTGGGAATATGGCATGGACTATCATATTTCGTAGATATTTTGGATGGTTTATGGGACACTGTCAATCAACTTATGAATTTGGTGAAATGATGAGCGGAATAAATCCTA